GAACAAGGTTGGTGATGTTCCACATGACCTGTGGAAACTCCAATGAAGCAATCAACTGCATTGATGGCATTACATGCGACCAATTAATTGCAGCGACCTGATAAGATCGCTCCAATACTTCCTTCATGTCTTGAGACTTGTAGGGGTTGATTATATGTCTAGGTATAGACGCACTATGACCGGTGTCCCGAATTTCGGGAGCAGTCTCGGCAAAAGTGGTCAGCTTGACTTCATGCTTCACAGCTTCAACAACAGTATAGTCAGTTGTTGTATTTTTCTCTCTCATATTTTCTGATCAACGATTTTCTTTCCAAAACTGGACATTGAACTCCAGTAAGGGCAGCATATTTTGATACGGAGGGGAGTATCTCGACCCTCCGGCCAAGCAGCAACAAATTCTAAAAAGATTGCATACTTTAATAGAATTGAGATCACACTTGGACTAATTACGATTTACGCTCAATTTAATGTCGAGAGAAGACAGCGGCGTATGGTGCCGCACCGCGCATTTAAGGTCGCGAACGAGACCGCGCGTTTAACGTCTGCGCAGACGGACAAAGGGCCATGAACGGCCCTAAAACAGCTCGTGACCGAGCTGTTTCCGAATCCAGAGCATCATCTCCTGACTCGGCTTCTCGCGACCCATTGCCATATTTTCACAGGCTATATAGGTGCGAGGTTTCCAGTCAAACTTCGAAAGGCGACACGCAGTGAGGCACTTCTCAGAGAGGTAATTAAAATATTCTTTCCCCCAGTGAGCAGCCTCCATCATGCTTGTGTCAAGTACTTGACGCGTAATTTCACTCGCGCGAGAAGGATCTGTAACCCAATGTATCTGACTTTCAATGACCGATTTCTGTAGTGGTGCGAAGCAATGCATAATGCCATCAACTTCACGCCACGAGAAACCGCGTTTGAGCATTTCCTGTTCGCCTTCCGTGACAAACTCAGGGAGATCAGGGCGTTTTAGTGTGTCCGTCAACTTAATATTGAATAACTTCAAATAGTAGTGAGCCATGACACGCATATTATAGCCGAGTTCTCTGAGTTTGTTCGAGAGACATCCAGCTGTGTCGTCTGAGTACGTCGCGGCGCTATAGTTTCTATTTATCCAATCGATAAGTCTATCGCGTCCTTCACCAATGTCGACACGCTTTTCAATTAAGAATGCTGCTAACGCTGTTTTCTGTTGCTTCAAATTCAACAAGGAACCAATGGTCGAGGTTCCAAAAAGTCCTGAGATCAATTGCCACATAAGTAGCATTATGACGTTCAAGCTGAGATGTAGT